GTACTACCATATTTAGTAACAAGCTTTTCCAAGAAGTCTTCATCAATCTCTTTACGGAAGATATGTGGAAAGTAGTTATACAAGAATGTACCTGTTTTATTCTTCTCAACCTTACCAAACTTAATACGAGATACATCTTTAGACTTGTTAAGTATCCCAGCATCAACAGCTTCATTACCGATGATGTTTAGCATAACTCTAACTTCGTCTCTAACTGATTGCATAGACTTGTCTTTAAACTTCATAGCACCATCACCTATCTCAAGAGACCTAACTAAAGCAGCTCTATCCTTAGGTGTTACAAAGACTTGGTCAACTCTTTCAAGTATGTTCTGCATCTTGTATTCAGTAATCTTAGCAAGTACAGCATGGTCAGCCGATTGTTCAGAGAAAGCACGTTTAGTAGCTATCACTGAAGCATTAAGTGACTTGTTTAAAGTAGTCATTAACTTAGCACCACCAAACTTACCAGCTATAGCACCTGCAGCTAGACCATAGAGACCTTCACCATCAGCACTAACTTCAGCAAGACCATAACCTACAGCACCTAAAGCAACTGCGGACTTAATAGGTGAGTCAGCTAAAGCACTAGCTATACGTCCAGGAGGTGGAGGAGTTGCCTCTTCTTCAGCAGCGACTGCCTTAGCTTGAGCTTCACTTGGACTATCCTGTTTAGATTGTTTAAACTTCTGGTCTGCCTTGTCTAATTCAGACTTAGCTAACCTAACAGCTTGAGCATCTAAGTCAACAGGTAAACCCTCAACTGAACCATTCTTCTTGATGTGGTCTAATACTAATACGCCCTTAGCTTTTTCTTTAGCTAGAACTAATGCCTCGTAAGCATCTCTGTTTTTAAGGGTGGCTATCTCTTTAGGTGTTAAACCTTTAATCGATACACCATTAACTTCACCTTCATCAGCAATTCTTTGTTTGATATTACGAAACTCTTTCTCAAGAGCTTGTCTATCTAAATACGTTATCATCTTACCTGTAGTAGGGTCAGGTACTGAGTAAGCAACACCACGTCCGCCTGTGTCTTTCACTTGTTTAACTTCTTGTGTATAACCAGAGTCTTCAAGGATAGTAGTCTTCTTAGCTTGAGCTGAGATATTAGCATCATCTTGCTTACTCACCATCTTAGCAGCTATGTCATTAAGACCTTTAAGGTTCTCCTGTGACGCTTGGAATACTTTATCAGTACCTGCTTTACCTAAGCGTTCACCTGTACTAGCTACTGAACCTGCTCCTACTGTAGCTACTTCATCCATAACACCAGCATTTCTAAGTTTAGAGCCAGTACCCATCAGACCAAGTCCACCTAACACACCGAAGACAGAGCCAAAAGTAGCACCTTGTTCAACATGATTATAGTTGACCTTACCTTCATCTAATAATGAGTAGGCAGCTTCATAACCACCACCTGATAAAGTACCAGCACTTACACCAGTACCTAAGTAAGCTAGATTTCTAAGAGCTTTAGGTTTAATCTTGTTTAATTTGTTATGTACTTTAGTTAGTATGCTTGTACCTTTACCTACCTTCCCAGTTAAACCGAAGAAACCTAGAATTGATAAAGGTATATCTTTAACTATCTCACCAGCAAGTAGACCAGCTAAGGCAGCAGGGCTATCCACAGCGAACTGCATTACTTCACTAATACCTGCTGCTTCACCTGCATCATTACCCCAAGCATCATTAAATGAGTTACCGTTGTCGAATAAAGTAGCATCACGGTCACCACCTAAAGTAGAGTGAACATAGTCCAAGTCTTCTTCAAGTAAACGCTTACGTTCTAGTACTTCCTCAAACTGAGTAGCTTCTTCTTCAGTGAAGTTACGCTCAGCACCTAAGTCTGTGTACGCTTGAATGACATTATTAAGCTCATTCAAACCGTAGTCCACAGCATTACGTTGGATGTACCATTTACGTTGGTCTTCCTCAGAGTAAAGCTCAGACAAAGCTTGTCCTGATAAACCACCTGTAGCCCACGCTTGTTGTCCTAAGTCAGTAGTTAAATCCTGATTAGACGAGAACATATTCCAGAAGTTAGTTTCCTCTGGTGCAAAGGCTTTCTTTATCGTTGCTTGTTGAGCAGCTTCAGCTGGATTGTATGACAGCATTATTAAGCACCGCCTGGCATAGTCTCATAAGGTTGTGTTTTAACTGGTTTATAATTGTATAATGTACCTTTAGCCCACGGAGGTCTAGGGTCAGCATTGTATTCTTCTTGTGAAATTGTAGGTTGAGCGCCTGTAACTGGAGGTACTTGTGTACCAGTCCTAGTGCCATTGCCTCTATCAACACCTTGAATAGAACTTAGAGGTCTACTCTGATTAGATGAACCACCTGGCATTTGACCTTTATTAAGACTCATAAAGTCAGTCTTACCTTGCTTAAGCTCAGCTGTTAATGAGGCAGCTAAACGACTAGCGGAGCCTTTAGCCATACCATCTTCTACTAGCCTGTTAATAACCAAAGTTACATCAGAAGCAGAACCAACAGATTCTAATTCTTCAGGTGTTATTTTACCTTTGAGCATACGCCCTGCCCACTCTTTAACAGTAGCAGGTTCTTGTTCTGTAACCCAGGCTTTACCTAGAGCTGACTTGCTTTTAGTAGAGTTAAGGTCTTGGTCACTCTTCTGAAGAGCGTTCAACGACTTATTAAACTCCATCCAAGCATCGACATTAACCGCTTTGATTGCATCAAGCGCTGCCTTTCTACCCTCAGAAGTATCGAAGTCAGCTCCTTTAACAATCTCCTCAACAGCTAATTTGTCAGCTTGTAGCTTTTCTTCTTCGTTCTGAACACCAAGCATACCACGTGCGCCTTGACCAACTAAATCAGTCGCAGGTTTGTAGTCTTCTTGGCTCATGTAGAACATTCCATTTGGTGTAAATGCCATAATTATCTCCTAAAAGTCCATGTAGTCATCGCCAGTAGGTGCCGTAGTACGGCTATCCCACGCCTTAGCTACATTACCAAACATACTAGCATTATTCATATAACGATTAGCTTGTGATGCTCCTCTAGCTTGAGCTGCATTACTAGCTACGTTAGCAGAGTTGTTAGCAACACTAGACATTCCTGTTCCAATACCTCTACCTGTCTCAGCATACTTCTGAGGCATCTGACCGATAGCTTCAGCTTGAGATAAGTCACTAGCAGACCTACCTCTATAAGTATCAATGTAACCTTGAGCTTGGTCTAAACCAGCGTACTGGGCTTGCAAGTCTTGCTGTTGCTGAGCATCCAATAGAGCGTTCATTTGCATACCACCGCCAGTAGAACCAAACATACCTTGACCTAGTAAACGCTTCTCCATAGTAAGTCTGTCTTCTGCTTGCTGTGGTGCGTATAAAGCTCGCTGTTGTTCATAGAACTTCTGACCAGCAGCCATGGGGTCTGCTTCCATCCCAGCAATGTACCCACGCTGGTCCTTGGCTCCCTGCATCGCAAGGTCATACTCGCTTTGCCATGGGGCTGATAACTCCAGATTAAGTTCTCTGCCATCTTGGTCAAACTTAGCTGAACCAAAGGCACCTTGGACATCCCAAGGTCTAGCCTCTTCTCGAGCTAACGCTGCTTCTCTAGATGCAGCATCTGAAGCTGCTCCTTGAGCTTTGGCTGCCTTCTTTGCTGAATAGAGACCTACTGCTGCTGAAGCGACAGCAGTCCAGAAAGGCTTGAACATCATTTTAGCAGCCCAGTGGTCTGCTCTTTTAAATAAGTTAAGTGGTGATATAAACATAGTCATTCTCCTTTTAAATTCCGTTATCTCTTCTGAGGGAACAAGTTGTTCCACCATTGTGTGAGGTGTTAGCGCCTGTAACTGAATGACCTTCCCATAAATAAAAGGAAGTTGAATCATCCCCTGTAAAAGTACCATCGCTCGTAACCATACGATACCCTTTATGTAGCACTACATCCCAGCGTGTATCGCTACCTGGACCTACACTATACGAAGAAGACTTAATAGCAGCAACATAAGTACTCTTTAGTTGAGCAATAGCGTTTTCTAAGTTCTGGGAATCAGGTGCTAAACCAAAACTATAAAGCGTAGTCTCTGATGAATAATCTCCAACCCCCCAAACCTTGGTACTTCCAAAGTAAACCTCGCCTACCGCAGAAGGAGAGCTTACAGTAGAACCGTTACTCTCTATCGTATGAGTGTACCAGTTTAAAGAAGTACCGTTGAAAGTTATTGACATTATGTTGTACTAATAGTTAATGTTGTTCCTGACAACGAAGCCTTCACACCACCAAGTGCAGAAGATGTCGCAGCAGGTAAAGTGTAAGTAGTTATACCAGCAACTACAGCCGCAGCCGCAGTAGTTACAAATGCTGTTGTAGCTAAAGTAGTTGTATTATTACCAGCGGTAGCGGTAGTAGCTGAACTTGTACCAGCTATGGTTAAATTGTTAACAGCAAAAGACTCACTCGCTGAGCCATTAATGTCAGCCTTAGTGTTAACTGCTGTCTGTACAGCTGAGAACTCTGTGTTAAAGTCAGCACCTGAGATTACCTTGGCTGCATCTGAATCTGATAAGGCATCTTTACCTGACCACGGTACTACTAATGTATAGTTACTCATCGTATCTTTCCTTGTTTATATAATAATGTCATATCTTGAAGAGAGGCTGCATAGCCATTAGTTTCAGCGCTCATCTCAATCTGTAAGTATTTAGCACTACCTGTTAGTGGTATATTGTATTCCTTTAATCCATACAGAGGTGCATACTTAGCGGCACCATACAGTGAAGTAGAGGCACCATACAATGAAGGTGTACCTGAAGATGCTGGGTTCAGTAGAAATGAAGTAGTCTTAGAAGGGTCAACTCCAAAGTCCTTGTACCATTTAACACCAATAGTTGTACCTGAACCACCACTAATAACAGCTTTCATCTTCTTAAGGAGTGAAGCTATTACTGAATCACCTAAGTCAATCCAGATAGTTTTGAAAGTACCAGTATAAGAAGACGTAGTATAAGTACCTCCACTAATGTAGTCCTTATCTAAGTAACCTTCGTATGTAGCTACTGAGCCTTGATGTTGTCCTACTAAGAAGCCTTTAGTACGTGTGTAAACCATAGCTGAAGGATTCCTACTAGCATCAAAGTGCCACGTAGTAATACGGGGTGTCTTACTAGGTGTCCAGTGTTTCATATCAAACACATAAGTAATGTTCAAATCAACAAATGACATTACGAATACACCTTCATCCTCAACATAGCACGATTTGACATTAGTGCTTTGAGAGATGTTTCTAATAAGTGTATCTTTAATAGTAGCTGAGTAGTCCTGTAACGGTACCTTGTCTACTTGTGTTGTTCTATTTAATGAGCGTAAGCCGGTAGATGATAAGAATAGTAAGTCATCACCCACAGCTTGAATTGAATCTCTTGATACACACCCTACACCTCTAATGACTTCGTCTAATATCATAGTACTAGGGTCTGTTGGTCCATTGTAGATAACAATGTTACTCTTACCGAATATAACTAACTTACCATAGAAGGGCTGAATAGCTACAATGTCATCTGTTCCCCAAACTGTCTTTAAGTCTAGAGCGCCTGCAGCACCTGAGCCCCACTTATGAGCATTTAGTGTATCGGAGTAATAAACAACATCCTTTTCTTCAGCGATACCCCCTGCCCATAGTCTTCCATAATATCCCATTCCACAGCTTGGATTGAAAGTAGTAACTCCAGCAGGTGCGTTATAACCAGAAGATGAAGGTAATGCTGTCCAAGTAGTACCATCTAGCTCTACTGGAGTATGCCCCTCTTGAACACAATACAACTCACGATTGAAGTTAATTATCTGCCAGTCAGAAGCTGAACCCCCAGTAGCAAAAGCACCAGTCCAAGGTGCGTTAGGTGCATTAAAGTCTACTGTGTACATATTAGTACCCACAGCCGCAACTACAACACCAGCCCCATTTTCAGCAATAGCACCAACTTTAGCAGTTGTCTTTAATATATTCTGTCTAAGACCTTTTCTAAATGATATACGCCCTGACTCTCTAAGTACAATGTTATCAGCAGTAGCTAACCAGCTCGCATCAAGAGCAGCATGATTAGATTGTACGTTAAGCCCATTGACACCAATGTTATCTAAAGGTTTATATGATAACTGCTTAGCCATTATGCAATGTACCAGTCAGATTCATATTGAGTATTACCACTGTCAAGGATGATAGCCTGGTTCATAGCATCAGCTACTTCAGCAGCGACTACACTTGTTTGTGTACCACCATCTTCACCACGCTCAGCAATAGCTCTAGCCCACGCACCTAGTACAACAGGTCTTTCTGGAACCTTAAGTGTAGTAGCTGCAAGCTTCAATTCGTTTTGATACTTTACAATATCAAACGCAATAGTATGAACTTTATCAGGTTTAGGCTCAAAGTCAACCTTCAAGTTGTTTGAGCTGTCGGTACCATTAAAAGCATAGTACTGAGGGTCACCTGAGTTATCACTAGGATATTTAAATGAGTTAAGATGCGTAAGACTAAGCTGTCTAAGGTGTGTACCTTGAGCTTGATTTATAACGTCAAGTATCTTAATCTCTTGACCAGACAATAAGTTATAGTTACGAGTACCACTTATGGTAGGTACGTCAACAGTCTCACGTAGTACAAGCCAGTCATGGTAAGATTCGATGTTACGTTTCGAGTCGTTAATCAGTGAGCCAATAACCTTTTGATAGTCAGTTACTGTTGTGCTATCATTGATATTACCCGACCAGTCGGTAGCAATGGTTTCTTCTCTCAACCTGATTAGGACTTCATTGATAAGTTCTCTAAAGGTCATTAGGTTCTCCGTTTGGTTGCATTATAATACAAAAACTGTAGTTAAATCAATTACTTATCAGTCTTTTTCTTAGCTGTCTTCTTTTTAGCTACCACTTTAACTGGTGATTTAATTACTGGTTTCTTTACTGTGATGTTATATGTCAACATAGTGTTACTCCTTTATTATAAACTTAGTGGGTTACCTGACGAGTTTACCTTTGTATCAACTCGGTCTTGGTCTTTTCTTAATGCTTTTAGTTTCTCAGACAAACTAATGATAGCTCCTGAGTTCACTCGTGTGATTGCTTCTAGAGCAGTATCATCATAAGTGTAGTTATAAATAGGTGTCTTCTCGTGAGCTGAGTCCTTCAGTGATTGTATATCAGCTAGTACAGTCTCGTACTTCTGAAGAGCTAGCATCCCTGAGAATACTAAACCACCAATAGCAATAGCTATAGTTACAATCCAGCTTGCTGACATCTTCTTACCTTCAAGCGCTTCCTTAATAAAACTGATTATTGCTTCCATACCATTCTCCGTTGTCTTTGATTTTAGTATTACTATAGCCTTGTAAGATACCACTGTCAGTCATACCGATTGAACTGTAGAACGCCTGGTCTTGATACCAGTCATCGTTATCCTCTAATTCTACTGACTCACTCAATGTGATACCTGTGTAACTGCTTATATTTACTGTGTCCACCAGTGCTACTTGTGTCATAACTGTGATGGACTTAATTAGGTTTAATGTTTGTAGCGCATCTGTTGTAGACTCACCAACTTGTACGTCTTGCTTGGCTGTCGCAGTCTTAGCAATAACTACTACAGACTTCTTGATAGTCTTCTTAACTTGCTTCTTGACGGTCTTCTTGACCACAGCTTTAGCTTTCACCTTAGCTACTTGCTTCTTAACTACAGTCTTAGGTGCTACTACTGCTACTGTTTTGACTTCAGCTTTAGCTTCGACTACTACTTCAGCAACCTCAACTACCTCTACTACTTCAACTACTTCAACTACCTCTGCAACTTCTTCAACTATCTCTTCGACCACTTCAGCAATCACTGGCTCTACTGTGACTTCTTCAATAGTGACCACAGTATCAATGTTCTCAATAATGTCATTGATGATTTCTTCAAGCACTGCATCAACTACAGGCTCATAGTAATCTATTGACAAGGTAGCATTAGTTAATCTAATGTCATCAGTACCATTGTATTCAGAGACACCACCGATAGTGAATGAGATGAACTCAACGTCTTTCAATATAGCTTCATTCGTATAGCTACCAGTGAGAGTTACATACTGATTAGCTGTAGGTTCTACCTGGTAATACCTGCCATCTGTAGCTAACCAAGTATTATTAATATCATACAAGTCAATACCTGCAGCAATGATAGCGTTACCATAAGTGTTGTAATCAACTGCCCAGTCAATACCACTCATGACTTCAGTGTCACTTAGATAGTCTGATACCTTAACCAGCTCATCAGCTTCAGTACGGAAACGAGGGTCGCCTGTGAACACAACTCTAGCATCACCACCATGGCTGTGAATGTTTGGGTAGTCATAGATACCATCTAAGAAACCGTCAGTGGGATTAGGGTCTAGTACGTTACCCGTGTTAAGAGCCTCACTAATTCCAGTTAGTGGTAGCAGGCTTAAAGCTAGTTGCTTTATCAAGTTTGACTCCTGTTGCTAATGTACCATCTTTGTTTAAATATCCAGCATCAATGAGTATCTGCTTATTAGCTACGTACTCTTGAAAGTCTGGTCTAAGTTCTGGGTAAGCGTTCCAGTATCCTGCAGCTTCACTACCAATCTTGCCTTTTGCTGGACAAGGTGTTCCAGACATAATCATTGCTTGGAATACTCTAGGGTCTTGACATAACAAAGCAATAGAAGCTACCTTCATACCGCCCTTACGTAATTCACGACTAAGTTTAAGTCTCTCACAGTTAGCATCAATCACTGTAGTACCAAATGATAATCCAATCACATTTGATTGAACACCACCACTAACACCACTAACACATACATCAGAATTACTTACTGAGATACTTGGAGCTTTAGCACCACCTACAGGTTGGTTCTTATGGT